AAAACCAAGTAAAATGAAAGCAAGATTAAGATTTCACTTAGGCAAAGGAGAGAACTACATGAAGTGGCAGTTACGAAATCAGGATGGAACCGTAGAGTATATACACCCTGATGATATGTTCCTGACACTAAGTAATGTAAGGTTACGCAACCAACGAAAGGTAGCCGACAAGATATACAAAGGCGAGAACAAGACTGTGTGTGCGTGGATTGAGTTTGATGAGCACGTTGATAGGGACCTGTTCTTTTTTGAGCGGAAGTTTTTCACCCCGGTATCATTCAACCCAAGACTAACACCGTATTGGACTCAGCCTAATCAGATGGGTAAGATTGGGGCAGAGAATATGGATGGACAGGAGTTTGAGTACGCCGTGATTCAGGGCACAAGCATCCACGTCAGGAACAAACCTAAGGATAAGATGAAAACATTTAAAGACTTAGAGTTTATACCTCACGAAACTTATCCTGATACCGGGGTCGCCGCTCGATTGGAGTTCCCTAATGGTGAATGGATATCAGTAATCGGATGTAGTTCAGGTAAGGGATACTTATACGGGAATGGGACCACATCTTTTGAGGTGATGTCAAGCATCAAAGACAGGCTGAGTTCAAAGATACTTAACAGGGATTGCTACAGGGTTCGTGGATGGATGAGTAAAGAACAGGTCACAAACCACATGAGGTACCTACAAAAAAAGTAACCTGAAATGGACCCGTCGAAAAAAAAACTTTTTATTTATTTGGAAATGTCGAATTTATTTCGTAGGTTTGTATTAATCATTCATTAACTAACACATACACACAATGAAAAAAATCAATCAAGTGAAAAAAGTAGGAGACAAAATCACATTCAACCACGGTGGTCTCAAAGGTACCAAGGAGTACACTATTAAGAAGGTGGTCGTACAAGAAGACCGCAACAGGTTTAAGTATTGGGTATCCAAGACACGCTCTATATTCTTTCCTATAGAGGAAGATGTCAGGGTTGTAACTTCTTCCGGTTTAATTGAACTTTAAAAACACACACAATGAAAACTAAAACACACACAATGAAAAAGGTAAGAGCATTCAGAGACATTACTAATCACGAAGCAGTAATGTATTTAGATGACCGAGACGTAGACTACGAATTGTCTGCAAGAGACAGGGCTTCTATACTCATCGGACTTAAAGAAGGATACGAGTGTGCATCTGAAGGATGCGGAATCATCTCGGCAACATCCAAGAGAGATGCCATCCAAAAGGTAAACGAAATAATTAAACTGAAGTAAGATGAAAGACTTAAAAGACTTGAAGCACATTGACCAAATCAGAACCGCCTCATTAGAACAGGTTCGCCATTGGATAAAGCAATCTAATTGCTCAAGGTTATTGACAATGAGAGAACTGCTTGAAAGACAAGCGGACTTGGAAGAAGAACTTAAAGAATAGTTTTTTGTGTGTAAGGTGCAACGAGAGGGGATTGGTTTATTCATTTTCCATTGGGCCCCTCTCCGAGCACTGCACCAACCGTATCGGGATGTGTGTCCCGGCTGATGATTCCGAAAGGATGAAACGGAAACTAAAATAAAATTATATTATGCGAAGAAAAAGCAAAGACACATTAGACAGGGCAGTGGGATTCTTTAAAGAACTCTCAAATCAAACCATCACAAGAACCAATATGCAGAAGATGGCGAAAGAACATGGAGTACGGAACGGGCTTGAGCCATTCATACTACAAAGAGGGTGGGCAAAAAAATCTTACGATAAGCCTAACGGAAGAAAGTATACCGTATCATTACTTAAGTTTATTGACCTGAGAGAAATCAATCCCATCCACGTTCGTATGGTTCTCGATGACCACAACAAATACCTTCTTGAGTGTAAGCGTAAAAGAAATAGAGAGGCAATAAGAACCGGGAAACAATTAGAGGAGGAAACAACGACACTTAAAAATGTGGTTAACGAAACGGAGGAGCAGAAGTTTAATTGGAATGCAGACACGACAAAGATGTTTGCAAAAATCTATTCAGGGAATTGGAAAGCACTACCGCCAAGATTCATAAAAGAAAATTACGATGGGTTGAAAATGGATGACAAGGTGAGCCGATTCATAAAAGACTTTACCACTCCTGACAACAAAGAAATAACAATCACACTCACCGAAACCTACACCCGAACTGTTACAAGAACAATCGAAGTTCCGGGGGGATTGGAAACCGATGAGTACCTACAACACGAAGACAATAGTAGCCTCACTGAGTTCGAGGGGATGCCAAGAATAACAGGCACACAATTCGCTGATGTGTCTGACCTTAAGTTAAGCGACAAAGATATTCAGTGGAGCGACAACAACAGGGATGAAGCGGGTAAAATTTTTAAAAACAAGAAGCAATGAGTATAGTAAACGAAACATTTGAAGCCGGGAGACAACTCACCGAGCAAGTAAGGGAGGCGAAAGAACTTCTACAGGAACAGGGTTACCGTGTAACTCCAATGGAATCAGTAAAGAAAATCAATAGCCTGATGCTACAGGTAAGGGCAAGAACTATCCCTGTCAGTAAGGGTATAGAAGAGATTGAATCAATACTAAAGGGAAGCCAATGAAAAAGAACTACACCAACATCGCAGATTGGATAGAGCATTGGGATAACTTTGACTATGGATTGTACATAAGAATTTGTCAGGCTAAATCTCAAGGCAATGGATAGAGATAGATTCATAAGGATAGCAATGGCATTGCTAAAGAATGACTACAGGTTCAGGCCACAAAGATTAGCAGTGGCAAGTAAGATGTACTCAAGATGGATAGAAAGAAAAAATAATCAGGGACCTAAGAAGGTGCCACAAAATAAAGTCAAATGATAAAAGAAAAAGTATTTAATAACCTTGTCAACACGGTATCAAAGAAACTTAACGTACCGAGGGAAGACATCTTCACCAACACGAAGAAAAGAAAAGTAGTTGACGCACGTCAACTCATCTACTACCTGTGTTATCAAAGACCCATGCGAATCACATACATCAAAGACTATATGGCTCGTAATGGATATGAGCCACCTCACTCTACGATTCATTACGGAATCAATCAGGTGACCAAGAAGATTGAAAGTGACCAAGACTATGTCGACCTAATAGAGAAGCTGAAATGAGTAGAAATATTCAGGACGTATGGACCGAAGCATTGGCAGACCAATTTGCTACAACATTAGACTCAACCGGGTATGAAGCGAGAATAGTTTACGGGTGCCGGATTGTAAAGGACAGGCTCACTAACGAGATTGAACTTTACAATACAGGTCAGGGAGGAGACTACTACCAAAAGTTAAATGAAGAACAAGAGAAAGTTTTTATAGAAAAAGGTTGGAGGTATGGATGTTATGTCTTATCTTTGTCTAACTATAGACGTAAACTTTCAAAGATTGAAAAGATGATTCGTAACGAGATGAACGGGAAGAAGAATCCAAAGCAAGTTCAAAGTTACAAGACATCAAGGGAAAACCTCCTGAATCAGTACGCAGAAATAAGTAAAAAATTAAATAAAATAAAATAATAATTATGGCAAACGCTAAAAAGAAATCAGTGTTCGAAACACTGTCAGCAATCGACGTTACTAATTACGTTGAAAAGAAAGGAGGAATGGATTATCTATCGTGGGCAGTAGCTTGGGGTATAATAAAAAAAACATATCCGAATGCAACTCGTACTATATATGAGCACGACCACACAGGACTTAACTTTTTTACCGATGGGCATACAGCCTACGTCAAGGTGGGTGTTACTGTAGAAGGGGAAGAGCACATTGATATGCTACCTGTAATGGACTACCGTAATAAATCTATATCCGTAGACAAGATGTCTTCGTTCGATGTGAACAAGACCATTCAAAGAGCAACTGCAAAGGCTATTGCAATGCACGGACTTGGAATCAGTTTATGGTGGAAGAACGCAGAGGATTTATCAGACATTAACTCATCTGAAACAAAAGAAATCCCAAAGAAAAAACCTGAGAACAAGTCACCTAAGTTACCGGGAATACCTAAAGGTAAATGGGAAGACTTTGTGATGTATGTTACAGCTAACAAGCAGATGGGTTACAATCAACTTGTTGCGAACATAGAGGCAAAGTATACCCTGACTCAGGCTCAACTGAAGGAAATCAAAAAGATTACAGGATAATGAGCGACGTAATAGAACTACTCCGTAATGACCAAGAGTATTACGGAGGGGTAGGTAAGCAGTACCTATCCAACTCAGACATTGGAACACTGCTAAAGAACCCCGAAGACTTCGGGGTATCACGTCCCGACAACAAGAACTTTGCAGAGGGTAGATACTTTCATCAACTGATTCTTGAACCGGAGAAGGCAAAAGAAACTCACATCGTAGACTTCGCAAGTCGTAACACAAAGGGATACAAAGAAGCCTGTCTTGATATGAACCTTGAGGTGTTGCTACTAAAGAAAGAAGCAGATAACATAGAGAATCTTGTATCAAGAATGAAAGGCAACCTTGACTTCTTCGAACTCATATATCACAAAGGCAATACATACGAAGAGCCAAGTGTTATGGATTACGGTAACGCAGTTTTAAATGGTGAATCTATATGGACTAAGTGGAAAGGAAAGGCAGACGTCATACATAATGACTATGTGATAGACCTAAAGACTACGTCGAGTATAGATGACTTTAAATGGAACGCAAGAAAGTACAACTACGATAGTCAAGCATTCATCTATAGAGAACTATTCGGTAAACCAATGATGTTCTTAGTCATTGAGAAGCAGACAGGTAGAATGGGAATGTTCACAGGTAACGATGACTTCTATCAGAGAGGACAGGACAAGATGCACCAAGCAATAAAGGTGCACCATAAATTCTTTTCTGAAGAAGCAACTGTGGATATAAAGAATTACTACGTCAGGGACGAGATATAACTTTACAACTCACGCACGGTGTATCCGATGTATTGTGTGTGGGTTTATTTTCTAATCATCGGAAAATAAAATAAATAAAATGGCAGAAGAAAAAATTTTTGCAGATGGAATGTCATTCCAAAGAAAAGAAAACGAGTACCTCATACCTCTCGGGGAGCAGGGCTTTGTCTTAGGTAGGTTAAGTATAAAGGCAGAGGATTTTATTGCTTGGTTGAAAGCCAACACAAACAAATCAGGATGGGCCAACATCAATATCAAGAAGTCGAAAGGAGGAAACTTCTACTGTGACTTGGATACTTGGGAGCCGGACAAATCAGTTATGGATACCAAGAAGGCTCCGGCAGAGAAGAAGCCGGCGGAAGACCTACCGTTTTAAATTGGTCGATTTAAAGTTCAAGAGAGGAGTGTCTTCCGAGACACTCTTTTTTTTGACAACAAGAATGTTAAGTTTTGGTTTATATATTCTCTCTATTGTTTCTTTATTTATTTTTTTTTATTCTTGTACTATGAATAAAAGTTAACAAAAGAAGCAACTGCCTGATAATCAGAAAGAAACTTAACATAAAGTCAACATAAGGTAAACACTAACACTAACAACAATGACAGATTATACAATAACAATATTCAAAAACATTAAAGAAACGGACACTCCATTCCATAGACCTGTAAGTGAAATATTAGATAGGATAAAAGAGGGAGCGAACAAGGAACTTGTAAAAAGAATACGAGCAGAAAAAGTAAAGGCACAAAGGAACGAACTCAAGAAAGAGTTACCGGCTATTTGTTTCTCAGGAAAGTTTGTAAAGAGAAACGACTCTTCTATTCAGGAGCATAGCGGATTGATTTGCTTGGACTTCGATGGATACGAAAAGAAAAAAGATATGCTTCAGGACAAGGAGCAGATGACACGAGACAAGTATGTATACTCTGTGTTTATATCTCCATCAGGTCAGGGGCTTAAAGTATTGGTGAAGATACCACAGGATGTGGACAACCACGTTAACTATTTCAATGCACTAAAGAATCACTTTAACAATGCTCACTTTGATATAACCTGTAAGAATATTTCCCGTGTGTGCTACGAGTCTTACGATGCACTGATATATACCAATGAGAACTCAAGTATATGGGACAGGATTGACGAGAGGACCTACGAAGAGAAGCATAAGTATAGAGACGCACTGACAATACCAATCACTGATGAGAATAAAATAGTTGACATACTTCAGAAGTGGTGGGAGAAAAAGTATCCTATGGTTGAAGGGCAACGGAACCATAACTGCTATGTATTGGCAGCTGCTTTCAACGACTATGGAATCAACCGCTCCCTCGCTAAGTATGTGCTCAATAGATACATATCTTCAGACTTCTCTGAGCGAGAGATAATCAGAACCATTGAGTCAGCGTATGCCAATACACAAAACTTTGGTACCAAGTATTACGAAGATGAGGACCGAATGAACTCAGTCAAAGCAAAGCTTAGAAGAGGTGTGCCAAAAAAAGAAATCCGGAGTCAGTTAGCAGATTCTCAGCTTGACTCTGAGACTATTGAGTCAGTGCTCACAAGAGTAGACGAAGAGAATCAAGAGAAACAATTTTGGTCCAAGACCGAAAAGGGAGTAATCAAGATTACCCACATCCTGTTCAAGCAGTTCTTGGAAGACAATGGATTCTATAAGTATTGTCCTGAAGGTGGAAAGAATTATATCTTTGTCAAGGTTACAAACAACCTCATCGACCATACCGATGAGAAGAGTATCAAGGACTTCATCTTGAACTACCTAATAGAACTTGATGACATCAGCATATACAATTACTTCGCTGACCAAACAAGATTCTTTAGGGAGGAGTTTCTTACACTGCTATCAACTATAGATATATACTTTATAGAGGATACCAAGAACGCATCGTACTTGTACTACCTAAACTGTGCTGTAAAGATTACAAAGGATGATATAACCACACTTGATTACTTAGACTTAGGTGGTTATGTATGGAAGGACCACGTTATAAATAGGAACTTCAACTCCTGTAATGTAAGCAAAGACTTTAGTTTTAAAAAGTTCATATCAAATATATGCAAGAGTGAAGAGGACAGAGTTAGTTCAATGGAATCAACCATTGGGTTTATGATGCACGGATATAAGAACTTATCCTACTGTCCGGCAATCATTCTGAATGACGAGGTGATATCAGATAACCCTGAAGGAGGTACCGGAAAAGGATTGTTTATGAATGCACTATCCAAGATGAAGAAGGTGGTGACCATTGATGGAAAGTCATTTGCATTCGAGCGTTCATTTGCATATCAGCTTGTGAGTGCAGACACTCAGGTTCTTGTCTTCGACGATGTAAAAAAACACTTTGAGTTTGAAAGATTGTTTAGCGTTGTTACTGAAGGTCTGACCTTAGAGAAGAAGAACAAAGATGCAATCAAGATACCATTCAGCAAGTCACCTAAGATTGCCATCACTACCAACTATGCCATCAAGGGAGCGGGTAATAGTTTTGCACGACGCAAATGGGAACTTGAACTACACCAACACTACAACAAAAACTTTACACCTTTCGATGAGTTTGGTAAGTTAATGTTTGGAGATTGGAACGACGATGAGTGGTGTGAGTTTGACAACTATATGGTGTCTTGCTTGCAGGGATACCTGAACACAGGACTAATAGAAAGCAAGTTCGTAAACCTTAAAGTCAGGCAACTATCTGCAGAAACCTCTCATGATTTTATTGAGTGGTGTGGATTAATCAACGGTGCTCAGGCTAACGATAGACTTGCGGTAGACTACAAGATTACAATGTCAGACTGTTACCTTGATTTTATTTCAGAGTATCCTGACTATGCACCAAGGGCAAAGATGTCTATCTCAAGAATAAAATTCAACAAGTGGCTTGTGGCTTATGCTGTATACCACACCGGAGCATCCCCTCAGGAGGGGCGTGATGCCACAGGTAAATGGATGAGAATGAAAAGACCTGATGAGATAAACTCACAGAGAAATTTAAACCTATAAATCAAATACAATGAAACAATTATTTTTATTTGCATCAGTGATGCTATCGGTGACAGCCTACTCTCAATGGGAGGTAGGAGATTATGTGGACGAGAATGGAATGGAGACGGGTGAAATATTTCTACACCAAACTTCCATTGGTAAATTCGGTAGAGGTAAAAAGAAAAGTAAATCGTGTAGTTATTTTTTAGAGCACGACCTCATAGACAAAACATTTATCATCACAGTTTATCCGTATGGAAAAAATAAAGAAGCCGTATGGAAACAAGAAACATTTCAATGGGCCATAATCAAGCAGCCCTCAGGAGAGATGAGGTCGGTTGAGGCTTTTTGTTTTGACGGTATGATATACTTCGAAGGCGTTGAGTACAAAGAGTTTATGGATGTGATAAAAGAGAATGGCTCTTACATAATGACAATGAGTCACATAGAAGACAGTACAAAAACGAACTATAGATTTACCTTTAACAATTAACTATATGTGGAAAAGAGTATTTAAACTAAATCTCTTTGGATATAAGTTTAGAATATACAAGAAGGTATGAAGGATGTAGTAAAGAGAAGACCGGCATATAATAACAAGATGATGTTTGACTATTGTGAAACCATACACAGAGTTATATGTCTCACAAAAAAAATAAAGAAAGGGAAGGGGAAGCACGCTGTAATGGTTGACGTTCCTGTTCACAACTTCCCGGATGATATAAAGCAGAGAATAAAAAACAGTTTAGAATATTACAAAAAGAAAGACGTGATAGAACTTAGAGAATACCAAAAAGAAATCATAATTAAAGGAACTGAGATAGTGAAGCAGAGAGGGTTCTTGTATCTTGCGATGGAGGTAAGGACAGGAAAAACGCTTACGAGTTTAGGGATTTGTCAACAACTGAATGTTGATAACGTACTGTTCCTCACAAAGAAGAAGGCAATAGGTTCTATCAGTGATGACTACACCAAGATGTGTCCTACAAACTTTGCTCTATTCACAATCAACTACGAATCTATACATAAGATTCCTGATTTGAAATGGGATGTGATTATATGTGATGAGTCACACTCGATGGGAGCATTCCCAAAGCCAAGCAACAGGGCCAAGGCTGTTAAAGAATTGATACGAAAGAACCATAGTAAAGTTATACTACTATCAGGTACACCTACTCCGGAGTCATACTCTCAGATGTATCACCAAGTATATGGGATACCAACCAATCCATTCAGTCAGTACAAGAACTTCTACAGGTTCTGTGATGACTATGTAAAAGTCACCGAAAAAAGAATTAACTCTATGACGATTAGAGATTACTCGAAGGGGTATGATACCATCATTCAGGAGATGTCCCCTTACACGATAAATTACACGCAATCTGAGGCAGGTTTTAAAGTAGAAACGAAAGAGCACATACTCCTTGTAGATATGAAGCCCGTTGTTCATAGTATTGCTAAGAACCTTAAACAAAATCTTGTGGTTGAAGGAAAGGATGAGGTGATACTTGCAGATACACCTGTAAAGCTTATGTCAAAACTGCATCAGATATATTCAGGCACGGTAAAGTTTGAGAGCGGTAACACTATGACATTGGATGACAGTAAGGCAGAGTACATTAGAGATACTTTTAAGGGAAAGAAGATAGGAATATTCTATAAGTTTAAACATGAGCTCAAGGTATTGATGGGCGTATATGGGACCGACTACTTGACCACTGACCTTGACGATTTTAACAGGAGTAAAAAATCTATTGCACTTCAGATAGTGTCAGGGAGAGAAGGTATATCCCTGAAGCAGGCTGATGCTTTAGTATACTACAACATAGACTTTAGTGCTACAAGTTATTGGCAGAGCAGAGACCGAATGACAACAAAGGATAGGCTTAAGAGCGATGTTTATTGGGTCTTCTCTGTAGGTGGAATCGAACAGGAGATATACAAAGCAGTATCAAAGAAGAAAGACTACACGGTTCGCCACTTCAAAAGAGATTTATTATCTTTGGTAGGTGACGGAACAGCAGATACAGACGAAAAGGATAAAGGAACTTGAGGAGCAGGGCTATTATGTTATTAAGCTTATCAAGACAAATAAGAATGGAATCCCCGACCTAATTGCTATCCCCCCTAACTCTGATGTTATATTCAGCGAGGTCAAAAGACCGGGGGGAAAGCTGTCTAAATTACAAGAGTATAGATTAAAAGAACTAAAACATTATGGTACAACAGAAATATACAAGGGGTGAAAATATTGCGTATGATGTGGATGATTGGTTTATCCATCAGATAAAAGAGATACCAATGGACCACGCTTTTAACATTGCTTCACAAATTGTGAGTCAGGTAAAGACATTACCCGAGAAGAGGGAGTGGTCACAAGTTATAGCAGGAGTGTCTCACGTTGGTGACGAGGCATTCTTTTTTCTTCTTGAATATATTAATGAACCAAATGAAATGTGTGTGTTCTTGGGTGTTGAGCAAACAGATGTGGACACATACTTAGATTATATAATAGAAAACAAAGTAATTAAATTTAATAATGGAAAGGAATAATCATTTAGAGAATCGACTAATTAATATTGTAAATACCCACTTCAATGTAGATGTAAAAAGAAAAGGAAGAGACAGGTCTACTATAGACGCAAGAAGTGTTGCGTGTAAAATACTTTACGACCAAGGATATTCCAAGGTAAACATTGCTAAAGTTTTAAATCAGCACCACGCTACTATAATCCATACGCTTAGGATGTTTTCAATATACCTTAATCAAGACCCTATGCTACGATTCAGATACGATGAATGCCGTCAGCACTTTGCTGATTATAAGGAAGATGGTAACTTTAGTATCTTTGATTTTACAAATATAGAATCACTTAGAAACGAGATACTAAGATTGAAAATAGAAAACAAATCTTTGATTAATGAAAATAAATCTTTACATTCGTCTATAGAGAAACAAGGAAAGTATGCACCGCTACTTGAAATAATTAAGGAAAGGGTTACAGAAAAAAACGTAGACGCCTTTAAGAGAAAATTAAGAGCAATAGCTAATGGCATACATTAAACCAAAATGTTATGAGTGCATCAGCTGTTGAGCAAAGAAGACTTACACATATTAATGTGTTGATGGACCAACTCTATACTCACAACTCAAACATCTACGAACATCTTGTTGACCGAGAGATAGATGAGTGTAAATCGGAGGTTGAATCCTTGATAAACAAACTTAAAGAACTTCAACTATCCCTAACGGATGAGCTGTAAGGTTTGTATAAAATGTGGGGAGGCTAAGTCAATAAAAGATTATTGGTCTGCCGGAATAAAAAACGGTAAGCAACACCAAAGAAGAACCTGTATTGATTGCTACAGGAAGGTAAAGAGAGATTATAAAAAAAGAAAAAAAGAATGGTACAATAATCTAAAGAAGAACTTAACCTGTGAGAAGTGTGGATACTCAAACTTAACACACGAAGATTTTAGCCCTCACGCAATTCAGTTTCATCATACTAATAATGATAAAGAGTTTACCATTGGAGATGGAATCCATACCGGTTACTCTCGTAAAAGAATTGTAGAAGAAATTAAAAAATGCATGGTGCTTTGTGCGAGGTGCCATGCAGAAGAACACGATAAATTAAATTAAGTATATGTCAGAATCAAAAACAATTTTAGAAAAGATAACAGAAGACTTTCCGGATGGAACATTCCTGTACCCTACAGGTTATGAAGACTGTGTAGTTGGTCTTCAGTATGCGAGCGATGTACTCATAATGGACTCTAATAAAATTATTAATAAGCTAATAGTAACCGAAGGTTTAAGCGAGGTGGATGCTATAGACCATTTTAATTACAACATTGCAGGTGCAGGTGGGGATGGGTTTCCTATTTATGTATATATACCTGAGTAGTAATGGTGGCTCTTTTTGAAAAGGAAGAAGACCGAGACCGAGAACTAAAAGCAATAAAAAAATTTGTCGGTAGGTTCAAGGGTTCGTATGAAAAGCTTGACCCGTTTGATATTGACTATCGTGTATACGACAAAGACAACAACCTAATCGCATACGTTGAGGTGAAAGGAAGACTCAGAGAAATGGCTGATGCCTACCCTCTTCCCATATCCGCTACGAAAGTTACCAAGCTCTGTGCTAAAAGATTAAACCCTGTTATTATATGGGCGTGTGAAGATGGAATCATTTATGCTAAAGTGAGTGACATAATTGGAGAAGTAAGATGGGGTGGAAGGCCCCCAAGAAAGGATTCATACTCAGACGAAGAGCTTATGCTCTATTACCCCAAACAAAAAACATTTAAGTATTTAAAATACTATTAACTATACCTCCGCTTCGGAGGTCTTAGATTCTTTGGCTTCTTTGTGAACCCATCTGTTGCATAATAATACCTTACCTGCTTGTCTGTAAAAACCTTACCGCTCGGGCTTTGATTTTTGTTTTCTCCTATCTTTTTAAATGGCATATCTTCTAATCAAATTTATCGAACTTGTCAAATTTATCGAACTTGTCAAAGCTGTCAAAGCCCTTACTCTTTTTCTTACCTGAGCTCCCACTACCGGGTCTGTAAGACTTAGAGATACCTAAGGCGTCCTGCATATTATCTTCGAAGTCTTCTTCAGCTCCGAAGCCTGCATTATACAAACCTATAACAGGGTCAACCTGAGCTCCTATTATTAACTCTATGATTGGTACGACAGGATTCTCATCTGCATCAGCTTTTTTCTTAACTTTTCTTATCACTTGCTCTAATGGGTTTACCACATCAGGTGTATACCTGTTACCCATAACGTGCCTACTGAATGCAGGACCAAGGAAAGGAATCTTATACAGCTGATTCAAACCAAACATTGCTTCAACTACTTTATCCATCACCTCATCCCTATCATCGTCATCACCATTAATCATCTTGGATATGTTGGCAGTAATAACAAACAGTACGTTAGCAACAGCAAGGTTCAAATAAAAAGCTCTGAGGTCTTTAGATTTAGGTGCTGCTTTGGCAGCCTCTTTTACCTTACCTTTTAGTGCCAACTTGCCCGACTTCATTGTGTCTCGCCCTATGTTTAATGCTGCCATCTGAACCTTGTTCATCTGTAAGAACAGCACACTTCCAAACATTGTAAAGCTTCTCGTTAATGCACTGTTGGAAAACTGAAGTTTGTTTTTATCAGTACCTCTCCTTGATTGCTGAGTAGCATTGTAATCATTGAAAGCCTCTACCGCTTCTGCCTTTGTCATTCCGTTCTTAATGTTTCGTTTGTAGTTAATCATGTAACCCATAACTCCCATTATGTCTCCGAGAACTGTAGGGAATGCAGCACCGGTCTTGAATCCCGCTTTTGTTTTCTTCCATTTAGATGAGTTCTTGTCTGCTCTTTTAAATGTTTTAGAACCCGACTCCAATCCATATACATCTCCTTCTATTCCTTGCTCTACCCTTTTCCTAAATGTAGCAGACATTTCCATCGCTTCATTGATAGGTCCCTTACCAAAGAGGTCCATCGGTAGTGTCGAAAGCATCTTTCCAAAGTCTACCATAAACATAATAGCGTCCACGCCGGGGATTTTCTTTTTCCCTTTACCCCTGTAGCTGTACTCTTCGAATGCGTTTACAAAAGATGTAGCCTGCTTAAGTATTTGTATAGCCTTAAATGATAATGCGAAGCCTGTAAACTTGCTACCTATATCACTGATTAATTTATTCTCAGGGCTCATTCCTGCGTTAGGATTTACAGTTTGGTTTATTAAGAACTTAGTCATTCGCTTTATATTCAGCTCATCCAATAACACATCTACTGCAGGAATCTTAAAGAAATCTGTAAGCTGTCTTAGACCTTGAGCATAGGACATATACTTCTCCATTGTCTCGACGTGATTGTCAAGAGTACCCATAAAGTCTGCCTCTTTTAGATTGATGTCAGAGGTCTTGTCTATTCTCTCCTTAAAAGCAGGAGCAGTCTCTGCCGTGAATATTGAACTGAAGTCTCCGTCCTCAATCATCTTAGCATCTACCTTGCTTCGAGTGGTCTTAGTTGGGAAGTAGTTTTCAATGTATCCCAAGTTTATATTATTCTGTTCGGAGTATACTTGGTTTACTTGCTCATAGTATTCCCCACTTAAGAACTCAACAACCTTATCAGTAAACTGAACTAAGTCAGGCCCAAGTATTTCTTCTTTGATTCTTTTTATTTCAGCAGGTCCAATACCCTGACGCTCTAACTTTGCCCTTTGAACTTCGTTTAAAGACAGGGCATAGATTCTCATTAGTTGGTCAGAAGTAAAATCGGTTTTAGTCTTCGTTCCTTTCTTACTACTTATTACTACAAACTCGTGAAGACCTCCTGCATTACCTGTAAGAAGTTTTCTTTTTACTCCTTTGATACCATCTATTATACCAACAGACTTGGCCAACAGGTTTAGTTTTCTGTTAGTATTATATACACCTCTGTTTCTATTCTCGTCCATACGATTTAGATTGCGGTATATGTTTTCCGTGAATACAGACTTACCTTCCGTAACCCTATCTGCTATATTTGTTAAGGCACCCAAGTGAAGCATTGAGTCTCTCGCACTTCTAAGCATTTCCTTTATGTTCCCAAACTTAAATGAAGAGGTATACCATTTGTTTAATCCTTCCCTGATTCCTTTCTTTTGAAACTCAGACTGTACTTCATCCTTCTTTGCCGCAAGTTCATTCTCATCTAACAACTCTCCATCTTCATCGAACAACTCAGGATTAGTTTCTTTAATCTGCTCAGTAACTCTGTCTTCCAAAGAAGCTCTCACTTGTCTTCTCTCTGCCTGTATAGATTTGAGGTTTGCAATAGACTCAGACTTCATCTCCAATACTGTATCGTATAACTGCTGTAGTTCTTCGAGCTCCATCTCCGGTACTTTCCCAAACGTATCGAACGCTTGAACACGGGTAAGCAGCCTCTCTTCATTGGTTGTTAGCTTCTCTCCCTTCTGCTCCTTTGCTAAGGCTTGGTTTATCTCACTGTTCTTTTCAGCAAGGTCATTCATAATGTCCAACAAAGTATTAATGTCTCCCTTTACAATAGCATTGAGTATAGGATTTAGTTCCTCAAAGTAAAGCTGACCTCTTGCATCCTTTCCTCTCGCTCTGATTTTACCTGAACGAGTTCTGTTCTTACGAGCATTCTTTCGAACTTCTTTTACGAGGTCTTTGATGAGGTCTCGTTTCATTTTAGCTCGCTGTCTCTCTACTTCTTTCTCAACCTTTTCTATAGTATCCTGATAGTTGGATGCCTTCAGGTTTGAAATCAATGCGTTCATACGAGTAACAGCACCACGGGTATACTTGTTGCTTGGTGGTAATGCTAATCGAATATAATTTTTCAATCTTACTTGTAGGTTCCTTAAATCTTTTTGTCCCTCACGAACACCAATCTTTTTGTCTCGGATAGTATCTCGTATCTGTTTTTCGATACGCTTTATCTCTGCATTTTCTATCTTGGTCTTCTGCTTGTATACCTCCTTGATTACTTCCTCTAACTGAGATTGATAATTGTCTACAGTTACCGCAGCAATCAGTGCATTCATCTTGCTTATAGTTCTCTTAGAGTATCTGTCATTCTTTGGAAGTGCTTCAGCAATATCTTTGCGTAAACTTTCCTGAAGCTCTCTTAGATTTTTCTCTGCAGTTCGTCGCTCCCTCAAGGTCTTTCTTATGGCAGCCATCTGAGCCTCTACAGTTGCATTAGCATTTGTCTGAAGGGTTCTGTCCATAGCCAACAATAACTCCTGCTGTACCTGTTCTGCTTGAGCCTTAAAGATTTCATTCTCCTTCATTAAGTCTTGAGCCTTCTGCCTGATTTCACCGTATGTTTTTGTACGCTTCCTATCTCCCTTGACACCACCTCTTGGACCGGCAACAGCAAACTGTCTTAGTCTTTCTTTTACTTGAGAGAAAAGTTCATTACCCTGATTAGGTCCACCCTCTACCTTTTCAAATGCTCTTGGCAAGGTAGTGACTAAGTCTACCTGAACAGTCATAGCTTCGTTGATTACCTCAGCAGAGAAACCTCTACCTCTAAGTACCTGTCTGATAGATGCGTCAGAGAATCCATTCTCTCTTCCTCGAGAAACAATTCGTGATGGGTCTTCAACCTTACTGAAAAGCACCTCAGGATTTTTCATCTCTCTCTGCTGTACCTTGCTCAGTTTAATTGGTTTACCACTCATTACATCTGCTAAAGCTGTTCCTAAGAACTCATCAAGCGTAAGGTCCTGAACTTCTTTTGCAGTAAGGTCCTTTGACATCTTGAACTTGTCTTTGATGTAAGTCCACATACCAAGAAGCCATTCCTTGAATTTACTTTTTATAGATGCGTTCGCTATAGTCTCACCCTTGTTACCAATCAGTATAGCCATAGCTTCTTTGGCAGCTCTTTCCTTGTTGCCATTGAATACTTTTAATTGCTTCTGATACTCTTCAGTCTCAGTAACAAGCTCTACCCCTTTATCGTATATCTTCTTACCTTCAGGTGTAGTGAGCAGATAGCTTTGCCAAACGTGGCCCATCTCGTGAATAGCAGTATTGAACAAAGCAGAGTCGCTGTTGTGAACCTGAGGGTTTATGTATATATCTCCATCCACAGTGACACCATATATTACATCTCCCTTGCGTATGTACTGCTTCACTTTATCCGAGCTTATGACCTCATCAAAAGTTGCTTGGTCTGTACTGATTTGTACATTAGGGAATGCCGCATTCAGGAATGATGTAAGCTTAGCTATGTTGTCTACCTTACCCCGTGATATGGCACCAATAAAACTATTCATTGGAATACCTGCTGAAAGGAAGAAAGCCTTAGACAGTACATCCTTAATTGACTTCTTTGTTTTTGCTTTTGGTTCACCTTTAGCTGTGACAGTTGTATCTGCATCAATGATTCTTTCTAATGCACGCTGATAGGCTACAGGAAAAGCATCAGCTAACGACACAGGATTCTCAAGTATACCTATGGTCTTTCCTTTTATACCTCCGGGGTAGTTGGGGTGTGTTGTCTCGCCTGTACCACCGGACTCTACCCAATTACCCTTGCTATCTTTCTTGGCCACCTCTACACCCTGAACAGCAATGATAGAGTTAGCAGGCACATTCTCCATAGCCTTCTCAGTGACGGTGTCTGTTATTAGACTAAGAGCAAGAAGCTCACTTGCTTCTGCACCCACCAAGCCTTCCGTCAAAGCTTTTGTAATTGGAGTTCCCGGTTTCCCCGGCTGAACCTTTTTCTTTCCTGCTTCGTTTGCCGAACCCACTGTGAGCCTGTCCATAAGTACAGTTCGGGCTGCAAGGGATATATTATTTTCTCTTAAGAAGTCTATGTTTAGAACCTCATTAAAAGTCTTTGGTTTTTTCTTTTTAAAAGCCTCAATGAAATCTCTAACTCCGGGCTTCTCGTTTTTCTTTAACTTAGGAAACACTGATTCAAGTTCTTCCACCAACATACCTAAAGCCTTTTTTTGATTTGCTTTAGGAATCTGAGTAAGATTATCTAAGAACACTCTCATTACAGCCTCATTAGAAACCATAGACTTCTCACCCATCTTAACTACTACCATTGGAACAAGTCCTGCAAACTGAGGGTTCGCTGCCCAAAACTTTTCTAATACCTCTTTATTCTGCTCATAAGCTTTACGAGCTTTATTTACAAATTCATTCCCCTTTGTCTTACTTACACTTGCCCAAGCAAGGCCACTGTTTCCGGGTGAACCTGTAAACCCAAGACCACCCATCAACTTATCTATTGTGTTTCCTGTTTGTGGATTCACTGCATTACCCGTGGTAAGTTGGTCAGATATGTTGAATACTACAGGGATATTCTTAATGATGTCCAAGTTCTTAATGAATGGTATTTTATTTTTAAGTCTACTCAGTAAACCTTTCTTGTCAATCTTAGTACCCTCAGCAGTCATCTCATTAGAGCTGATATCTAACTCTACGTTAGGAGACTCTTTAGAGTTTATCTCTTCTACTATCTTTTCTACTTGGTCTTGAGGAGAAAGCTCTAATTCAAAAACCTGTACCACCTTACCTTTTGATATGGATATCTCAGGTTGTGATTCGTTTAGCTGTAGCTTTCCTGACTCGATATCCGCTTCATCAAACTCGTATTTTATTAACACCTCTTTAGGGTCTTCAGATGTTTCTCTTGCAGAGTAATAATCCTTTACATAGTTCGGGTCATTGGATATGAATATTCCTGCTCCGGGCATCGTATGAACTTCGCCTTTCTTATTAACAAGTCTTTGTCTACTATCCGCTCCTGACTCTAACTCTCCTTTATCGTTAACAGTCATAACTTTGTATCCAAAAAGTTTACCTTTTTTAGACTTCTCAAATCCAACTCTGTAGCCTTCGGAGTCTACCTCTACTGTTTCGTCTGTTGTTTCTCTTCTAAAATCAGGGGCTTGCTCATCCTCTTGAATCAACCCTTCAAGTTCTGATGCCTCAGCTCTCACTGTACCTGCAGATACCAACTGATTGTATCGGGCTTTGTTCTTATCTTTTAGTTGTTGCTGAAACGGTGTAAGCTTTTTACCCTGCTCTTCTTTTTGTAGGATGTTTGATATGATACCATCTACAGTTTCCTCTGCAATAGTTCCATCTTCGAACTGTTGCTTCATCTGCTTGGTTACTCTTGTAATAGGAGCCGCAAGCTCAACCATTGCTTCACCTTCCTCCTCAATCTTAGCCACCTCTTCTGCTTTTTGCTTGGCCACTTCTTTCTGTGCTACAAGATTTTCTAAAGCTCTTGCTCTAACCTCTTCCTCTGTTACTACAGGAGCAACTCTTTTACCAATAAGCATACGTCTTTTTCCGGGGCCCTTCTCTTCTATTAGTTCAGCCTCAGCTTCCTCCAACATTTTTACTTGCTGCTCTTCACTCTGCTCCTCAAACTCTGTAGCAATAGCTTGCTGTTGTGCTTCTGATTCTTTTTGCTTTTGTTCTTCTGCTTCTTTTACTTTTAGTTCCTCAAGCTGTGCTTCTTTTTGTGCAACCTCATCTCTTTGTTTCTGAGCCTCCTTAAGAGTTGATATCTCATTGTATCTTGATTCGTTCTGCTCCTTAATCTGCTGCTGTAAAGGTGTTAGTTTAAGATTGTCCTGCTCTTTATCTATGACTCGAGACAGTATACCATCCCTGATTCCCTCATCTAACTCTCCTTTCTCAAGGTCTTTTTGGTATTGAACAAACTGTGCGTTGGTTACGTTTTCGATAGGCTCAGGTACAGCCTCGTCTTCAGCCTGTTCTACTGCATCTTCTTTTTGTACACCACTTGCTATCTCTTCAGCAAGATTGGTGCCCGTCATAAACGATTTAAAGTCACCCTTAAAACCTTTCTTCTTAGCCTTCTCATATCTTGCCTCGTCTTTTACAAGTTGCTTCTCGGCTAACTCAGTTAACGCTTCAATATCTTCATTGATTACAGCTACCTGTCTCTGCTGTTCTTTAGTGGTAGGTTTAGCATACTCCTCAATCTCCTCCTCTAATTGTTTTTTCTGAATAAGTTTCTGAAGAATTTTCTTTTGATACTCAGCACCATACTCCTCCTTGATTTGTTTACTCTGACCTATCACGTCTTCGTAGAGATTAAACATATCATCAACTTCTTTCTTGGTATATACCTCTCCTGTTTCAGGATTCTCTTTTACACCTACTTTAGCATACCAATTTGCCTTTTGTGCCGCTATGGTCTTATCTACATTCTCACTGTTGTTTAACAATCTAAATAAGTCAAACCCCATATCAGAAACCTGTGGTAGTTTCTCTCCAACTGTTGCTCGAGATATAGCATTAGGCATACCCATAACAAAACCACCAACAGCTTCTGCTGCACCGGCTCTTAATACTTGTTTGGTAAGATTCCAATTCCACATTTCACCCTTTTGAAAATCTACTGCTTGGTCAAAAAAGTTATTGCCTTTAGCCACGTCATATATCTCCTTTGCATATACCTCAGCTAATTCCTGAGCAGCCCCTGTTTCAAACTCTGAAGCAGCAGACGACAGGGTAAGTATACCCGCTTTCTTTATTGAACCTAACGCAGACCTTTCCACAATCTCTTGAAAAGTTTTTTTGGTCCCTGCCTTAGCAAGGTTCTGAGCTCCAAATTTCTTAAGTGCATTTATAGTAATACGAGAAACTAAAGAAGAGTTGTTGAGGGCACTTCTAAAACCATAGTTTTCTAATACCCCTACAGTTACACCAATAGGAACAGTTAGTAGTAGCTTTTCATTTTCAGATATGTTTGCAAACTCAGGAATCTTTTCCATTTCAGAAGACACCGCATCTATAGACATTGCAGCAAAAGAAGGAATAGATGCAGGCCCGGTAAACATCGCAGGTAATGAGCCTGCAAGTCCAAATAAACCTTCAGTAATTATACCTCCTGATTCTCGTATGGCCTGCTGAGTTTCTGTATCCATATCACTCATGCCTCGCATCTCGCTTGTCATTGCTAAGCCCTGCTTAAACTGTTTTCTCTCCTTGTCTGTGATGTATTCCTCATCACCTTCATTGTAAAAAAGATTATTGATGTTTGAATACAGGTCATGTCCTAATCTTGTGTATCCTGATACCACACTACCTGCCCCTCGCATAAACTCACCCGCTGTAAAAGCAGGTATGTCTTCTATGTCCCACGCATTTGCAAGCATCAATGCTCTTTCTCCTGCGTAATACTCTAAGTCTTTAGCCTTTTTGTTGAAGTCATTTTCCAATGAACCGCCCGCATCTGCCAAGTTCCTTATATCTTTTCCCTGTTTTAAATAAAGCTCGGTAAGCCTATCGTATTCCTTTTGAACTTCTGAATTTCTAAAAGATATGCTGCCGTCTCGGCTTTGAAACTTGTCATTGTAATATAGTAAATCGTTTATATCTTTCTCTGTATTTTTTATGTCTTGACTTTTGGCAGTTAGCATAGTGCCGACCTTCTCTAATTTTTCTCTGTCTTGAAAAAGTTTTTCCGTTTCTGCCGTTACATACTTAGACCTTCCATTCATTATCTTTTCAGGACTCAAGTCATCTATACCTACCAAGTCGGTATCAGATACCATCCTACCCGCTTGCTCAGCCTGTTCCTCTAAAGTAAAGCCTGCATTGGCATAGGAATTGTTTATGAATCTTTTAATTGCACTTGCCTGTAACTTTGCATTTCCTGCTCCCCCAAGACTAAATCTTTTTTCACTACCATCAGGTCCTGTAATAACAATAAAGTCTTGACCGATTACATCTTCACTAACAGTAAAACCATACTGCTTAAACTTGTTCTCTAATAAACTTCTCATATCAGACTCGTTACGCAAAGTAACTCCATCTTTAGATAGGGAACCTTTATCGCCTGAAAATGTAAGAGTGTTTAAGGCTGCATCAAAACCAAACCCTTCGTCGAGTGCTTCAGGGTCCATAAGCTCTCCGTTTACTTCAATAAAGCCTGCTTCTTTTTTTTGCTTTCTGTTGTTTGCTTTTGCTCTTTCATTATAAATAATTTCCGCAGCAAACAAATCATCTTCACTTCTTTCCTCTAAAGGGGTGGAGGCAATGTCATAAAAGTTGTCAGGTAATTCTACAGTAGGTCGAGCACCATCTAATACTTCTTGAAACGTGGGTTGTTCTTTGATTCCGGACTCCTCTAATCTTTCTCTTTTATACCTCGCCGCCAACTCAGCTCTTTTGTTTACGGCTTCGGAGTGTTGACTTACCGCTTCACTAATTCCCATACCTCGTGTGGTTAATGCCTCTACAGAGGGGATAGGCATATTCAATACTCGCTTTTGATTTGCAACTCGTGTTGCTTTGTCAGGATGGTTAACGTCTACCTGCTCACTACCAATGTAATACATTTCAGGTTGACGATTGAATGCACCGGGGTCCTGAATCTTTTCTTGTAATTCTTCTATAGTTTGAGGAGCATCTGCAGTTGATATTGGCTCCCTGTCTTGCATCATTGGAGCATTGACAGCCTGCGTGTAATCAAGGAAGTCTGTCTCAACGGATTCTTGCGGCTCCAAAGAACCAACTTCCGATACAGATTCCGAATCGAAGTTTTTTTTTTCACTCATCGGACTCGATGGGCTAATATATGTAGCTTTGAATTCATCAAAGGAGGACACATTGTAATTGGGCTCAACTACACCCTCATAAAAGGCTTGGGCATTTCCGTCGTCTGATATGTAAGTTTTAAACTCATCAAATGAACCTACATTATACTCGTCCTTTATATCTTCGTATAGAGCTAATAAATCTTCATCCATTTCTTATTGCTTTTTTTCTGCTTTTGGTAACTCTTTCTTTCCTTTCTTTTTGTAAGCACTCTGAACTCCTGTGTTTGTTTTAGGGTCTACAGTATTAAGAACATCAACCATCTTCTCTACACTAATAGTTCCTCCGGCCTGTTGCTCTAATACCTTATCAGGATTTTTAGCCGAGACAATTACAGTAACCACAGACTCTCTACCCTCGTCATCAGTTTTTGTTTTTTGAGTTACAAGGTACCCTGCATCACCTAACAATCTTTCTGCCATTTTAGCATCTCCCTGTCCTGAACGTAGAGTATCCAAATCACTCTCCCATTGGTCAGCAACTATTTGAGGCTTGTCTTCCTTAAGAGATTCTATCTCTGTCTCAGAAGTTTTCCAACCATCCGTTAAATTAGTATCCCAAGTATCTCTTGTGAAGTCAAGGTCGTATTTATTTTTCTTGAGTATTCTTTCTTGAACACTTCTGTCTTGAACACCGTGAATAAATTTACCTTGCTCTGACCATTCTAATTGATTTACAGGAGGGAAGGTAATCGTTTCTTTAACATCACCTTTAATGGCTTGTATTTCACCTGTGAGCTGTCCATTCTCATCCACTGTTAATGATTCAAATCCTGTGAACTCTACTCCTGTTGAATTGGTCAATGATTCAAACTGACTCTTAACTACTGCAGGGTCATTCGTTCTGTATATCTCATTCCAAGATAGAAGGTTACCTGATGCAGCATCCTCCTTAGCAAGCTTACTTGCTGCTGCAGTATCATAAGGACTGTAAGGTTTAAGTCCTGCACTCTTAGCTTCTTCAGATGTTGATATCTTGCTTCTAAGATTTAACCTCATAAAGTCTTCTGCCTTTTGCTTTTGCTCGTCAGTAAACTCTACCTCAATAGCACCCGATGGATTCTTTTTAATTAAGATTACGTCTTGTCTTCTGTTTCCATTTTCATCAAAAGCTTTCTTCTCATCAAACTCATAAGTATACCCACCAATATCATTGGTAAGTATAGACGTGGTATTAAACTGATTAACCATCTGCTTTTTAATAATGGCATCTTCCGCTGCTAAATAAGAGTTGGCTGCAAGAGCTTCCTGCTGTCTTTTATAAGCTGCCGCTCTCTCTGTTTCTGTAGTAGCATTGTCAACTGCAGCCTGTAAAGCTGCCTCCTCGGAGTCTGTTAAATACTCGCCTTGTTTTTTATCCACAATACTGTAAATCATATTGAGCTCTCCCTTAGAGTCTGCTGAATTAAGTATCATAGATTTGGCCTCTCCAATCATTGCCTCTTCTTCAAGCATTGCTCTGTCAACGTCAAAGTAATTAAAGTCCTGCTTGATTCGAGTGTTCAATTCATTGACGGTGTAATTATAATTAGGGTCGAGGGTCATGACACCATCTTTACCTTTAATCATTTTACCTATACTTACCTGCCCGTTAGTTTGGTTTATCACAGCTTTAGCTTGAGATAAATTTCCCAAACCTTCTACCTGCTCCATAAACCACGACTCTAATAGTTGGCTTCTTTTGGCGGGTTCTACAGCATTCATCCTTTCTCTTTTTCTCGCCGCCTCTTCTTGATATGCCTTGGACAAATCAAACATTGTCTTAGTTCCATCGTTTAGATTCTGACGCATAATAGCGTAGTCCTTTGGCCTTAACATACCTGAGCGTAATAACCTGTCCTGAATTAATCTTGTTTCTTGTGCATCACCGGCAAAGTTTAAAGCGAACTGATTGGCAGGCTCAAACTCACCCATAGGGGCATTAGATAGATTCTCTCCAAGTTTTCGAGTCTCCTCATCAATAGCTGCCTTTTTAGCTTCTCTAACTCTTGCTTCTTCCTGAAGCATATCAGTCATATTCTGACCGACCTCAGCCCAATTTATTGTGGAGTCCGCACTTCGCTCTGCATATTTATAGTAAGTAGCCATAGTTTATTATAGTTGAAAAGGGTTCAAGTACGAAGTATCAGCATTACTATACGCATCAAGAAATGTTTGATTACCAAATATAGCTTGTCCTTGCTGAGGCGTAAGACCTTTTTTAAATTGTCGAAAATCTCTATTACTCATATTCGCTACGCCTTGAAACTGCTGCTGCGTTGCAATATCTCCAAGGGCTTGACCGCCTATTTGTCCTGCATAGTTTTGAGGCGAAGCATTTCTTAGCACATTCATACCCTGCTCCGCTTGCGTAAGTTGATTTATAGCTGCTTTCTGAGCCCCGATATTTTGTTGGTATAATGGAACCATAGAAAGTCCCTGTTGAGCGACACTCATTGCCCCTTGGATTCCTTCTCCAATTTTTTGAGCTCTAATCTCTTGAGCATTCTGAGCCGCAAGCTGTGCTCCCGCTGCTTCTTCCAAGTCTAACTGAACACCCAAGTCTCTAAGTCTTGTGTCTTCTTGAGCAGTTAATCTTTGTAGTTCGCTAAGCTCTTTACCCATCGCAGTTCTTGTAGCCGCCTGTTGTTGCTGACCCGCTAAGCCTACTCTACCAACTCCTCCTGCAACAGCTCGAGCTCCGCCCTCCTGTAATGCCTGAGTAGCACCTGCCTGAGCTTGTAGTGTAGCATCTCTTTCTAATTCAAACTTTTCTTTTTGTACCGCAAGGTCCTCAAAGTAATTTACACCAAGTGCCTTACGAGCTTTCTCCATAGATTTCTCGGCATCTTTTTCTGCTTGTTGTTGAATTTTTTTCTGCTTGTTTGCTTGACCAAACGATGCCGCAGTTGTACCTGCGGATAAAGCTAATCCTCCGATTGCTAATGCTGTTGTCGTTGCTATTGCCATATTAAAATGTTTTTATCATTTCTTTGTTATAAGTATCACCATCCACATAACCCACGTCTCTATATGTTTGCAATAAAGAACTATGCTTTATTAGTGCATATACATATTCGTGCCCCGTGCTTTTACATATACTTGTCAGTGACTCTACTAACAATCTCAAAGCCTCACTTCTATTTGGTTTTTTTCTGTAGTTCTTGTTTGATATTATCCAATCCACCCAAGCTACTGCAGAATTTGTAGCATACATAAAGCCCGCACAAACAGGAGTATCCCCATCATATATAATTAATCCACCTTTTCCGTTATCGGGTAGAAATTTTTTAGGGGGTGCCTCCCAATTCCAATCCTTCCACCATTCGCATAAAATGTTTTCGTAATCAGAATCTGTTAAGGTCTTTATCTCTAACGGCATACTCCTACAAAGATAGAAAAAATTAAGGGAAACTTTTCATCACTTCAGATTCTACTGCAAATAACTCTGATTTAGTTGTTACAGTGCTTGGCAGTTCTAATGTAAACTCACAGTAGTGGCCAAGTATTCCGTGTGATTCTGCCACCTGATTCTTTATGTATAAGAAATAATCTGTAGCTCCCGGAGGTAAACTACCTGATGCTACCGATGTATTAACTATTATTTTGTTTATACCCTCGGGTAGGTCTACTTGAATGTCAATTATTTTTCCACAAAAAACAGGAGTTGCATTTGGTGCTACAGGGGATGCTATGTAATATAGATTGTCACCAATACTTACAATACTTCCAATGTTTGTAGTGAGTGCAAACGATATCTCAACAGCGGCAGGCACAGCTACATCTGTACTTGAGCTTGAGCCTATACCATTGAGTGAACGTAAAGCGTACTCATCTACATCAGCAGGTGTCGCTCCTGAGTTTCTTACAAAAGCAAACCAATCACGCTCTTTCTTTTCAAAATACTCAGCCTCTATAAATCCTGTGGTTTGGATGTCGCTTGTTAGTGTAGCTTTCCAAGCGTCATCAGATTCAAGATTAAGAGTCTTGAATATTTTATTTTGTAATGGAGTGTCGTTGAAGACACTTGTCATTGTCGAAGACACTGCTGCCTGTTCGTAGAAAGTGTTTCTTAGTTCATTGCTGTTGTGTCTCCATAAGTTACCTCCCTTGAATGTATACAAATATCTATTCATACCAATCATATAGTCAGGGTAGTATGAATAAAAGGATGGGAACCCTTTGGATGATTCGCTATAAGTAAGTGTGTAGTTTCCTGTTAGTCCTTCCATATATTTTAGCTAAAGTAATCAAAAACAATATACATATACTCTTCCGTTCCTCCCGCAGGCAGGGTGTAGGTGCCTGTGATTGTAGGTATTGCTCCCGTTTGCGGAAGTACCTGTAATCCGGGGTCAGTCAATAAAGAGTTATATCCTAAAAACGTCGGTGGATAAAGAGTTGCACTTCTACAGAACAGTAACCTGTTACTTGGTTGAAACTTGTAGTTATCCGATGGCGGAATAGCATTGCTTATTACCGATAGTACATCTCCATTGTTAGGAATAATACCGCCACCTTGAGGTGCTGTAACCACAGTTGTAGATGATACGATGGGAGCAGATATTGTAGGTTTACCCGGAGCAAATTGAACCTGCTCGCTTTGCAGTGCGGATGTAAATGAACCATCTGTCCATTGATATTCATTGTGAATAAATTTTCCGGCATCAGCAGCATCAGTAACGCAAAAAGTGGTAAGTGTTATCTCTTGTGCTTGTGGACAACCAACGGAAATTTCAAGCTCTACAACTTGCTTTCCTGCAGGCGAGAATGGAGTGAGCGTAACCTCAACCTCTGTGTCACCTACGCTGTCTTTATTAAAGCTAAAGGTACCTGTTCCAAGAGTGTTAACAAATGTTGATGTACCTTGATAGTCTTCAGCTATAGTTATACCTCCTCCTGTTCCAAGTGCAGAATCAATAGATAGTATATTGTAATCTATATCACATATCCCGACTGTATTACCTACATTGATGGTAAGTACAAGGGGGTCAGCGGCACTTACTGTAACGGTTCTTTTAACACCACAGTTTTGAACTTGTACTTCTTGTGGTAGCTTAACATCGTTAGAAGCTAATACAAACTCATTCATATAGGGGTCAAATGCACCAAGCTTTTGAGTGTCTCCACTTCCAATAAACAAGTCTCTAAACCATCCTCGCATTCCTGCTTCAGATATAACTGTTAACTGTTCTGCTTGGCCTTGTCCCTTAAGCTGTATTACGGCTCCTCTTTTTGCATCGGTAAAGAATTTATTATATCCCCACTTTACATAACTCTCAGGGTTATTACTTATTCCATACTTTTCAATTCGTGCAATCTGAGTACCTAACACCTCAGGTATAGAAGCAATACTTCCTCCGCCCGTTGAGTCACTAAGCAAGTTCTTTCCTGCAAGCACATAAGAAACTTTGTCTTCCTGAAGCGTAAGTATATCTGTCTCTCTACCATCAATAAGTTCTATTGACCCAAAGGAGTCCTCTAAGGGCTTAAAGTTAGCAAGACCTAAGTTGAACTCATTAAGCTTATTTACATTCGTCTCGTCGTTAAATACACCGCTGTATGTTAGGTCTGCAAACCTGTGTACTCTTTCATACTCTTCAGCAGAAGTAGAAAAGAATCTTTCTCCAAGCTCCATTGGCTTACCTACGATGGAATCTAATATCTTAAAACTTTCAACTCCGTTACCAAAAGAGTAGCAGTTTCCAAAAGTAGTTTTAACAATCGCATCGTCTACTGCCGTTTGGTCTTGACCTCCTCCTATGGCAGCCGAACCGCTATGAAATCCTGTGGCTTGGTCTATTGCGTAGGAATCGGAAGACTCATACCAAAGGTCAGGTTCCGCATCTTGAGGTTGTGTTTCAAATACAAGAAGATTTTCTGAACGGAATACCTGCCACTCACAAGTAATAGATGACCTTTTCTTTTCGCTGTTACCGCTACCACATCTCGGCGGTCCCGACATAATAAACCTAATGTCTGTTCCGTTTTTATACCACCTATAATAGTTGGTAAAGTCTCCGGTTGGCATCTGATAATCGTTAGCTGTACTCGATGTAGGTGCTAAATAAGTATTGGTAATAGAGCTACCATCTCCTGTGGTTGCCTCACCGCTTGATAATGTTCCCTGTATTCCTTGTCCTTCAAACCAAGTTACAATATCAGGATAGTTAGCATCCGCAAAAAAGGTACGCTCGTACTCATATATTCTTCTCTCACAGTTATTGTTACCATCTCCTGTACCAAGTCTTTCAAACCTAAACTTTAAAACTATCCTTGCTCTTTCGGGAATCGTAAAATCACCAAGACCACTATAAACCATAAGAGGTTGGTCATTGCCGTTGAAGTTATTGAATACATACTTCTGTCCCGGATTCACCAAGGCGTCATCAGGCAGGTCTAAGCTAATGCTATTTGTAGCCACCTTGATGTATGTACCCGAAGGTAAAGGAATGTCATCACCTGCGTCGTCTTCGGGTGCAGGGTCTAAAAAGTTTTCTGTCTGTGCTTTCTTTTCTAATATCACTACCTGAGTACAGGTGCCAATCGGACCAACAGCATCTCTCTTTACATTTAAAGTATCACCCTCTTCTACCTTCCGTGTATTCTCACCCTCCAATAGAATGTAAGTATCCCCTGTGCTTGGGTCTTGAACATAGAAATTAGAATAAACAGTATCGTATCCCTTTTGGTCAGGCTTGATACAGAACTTATATCTTGTAGCAAATGAAGGGGCAAGTTGAGAAGGCGGTATATTTACTTGAATAGAGTTCTTAAATATTGAATTAGAACAAGGAACCTGAACCGAGTTATTGGTACTTACCAAAGCGGTTGTGGCTCTATTGTACTCATCCATATATATTAAACCTACCTCATAGTTTCTATTACTGTGTAAGCTCAATGGAGTCTTAACAGAACTAAATCTATTTAGTGGATTAACTACTTGAAAGTATTCATAGGTGCTTGCTGTTGGGGTAACAACACTGTCTACCCTTCGCATTGCAGGAAGCTGTATGTTTATCACATTCGATGTTAAGGCAGGTGGACTTAATGCTAATACATACGCTATACCTTGGTTGCCATTTGTAGGAATATCGACATATCCCGCCTCAAACTTTGTTCTTGGGTTTGCTCCTGTTGCATCCAAGGTGTTCTGAATGGCACAGTTTATAACATCCGTAAGAGTGAATCCATTACAAGATGTAGGATTGGTTGCATCATACACAGGAAGACTTGTACCTGTAGGGGGAGATGTACCAAGTGCATTTAAAAAGTCAGGAGATGTAGCAAGTTTATATGCTCCTGTAGAAGTTCCATCAGTAAGATAATCTTGAAGAAGAGTATACTCCCAAGTAATATCCACAGGCGGCTGTTCCTCACCTAAAGGGGGAGCAGTGTTGCTTGTAAAGTCTGCGTGGTCTAATGTAAAGTCTATAGATATTGTAGAGCCCTCTGTAAGTTCAATGCCATTGAAGTCCATCTGCATTAAAGCATTGAGAACTAAATATGGGGAATTGGCAGGGTCTGCTTGGTAACCCGGATTACCAAGCGTTGTAGGAATTTCCACTGTAGATATCTCTTCAGCCACTAATGAGGTGTTGAAGTTTAAATTTACATTGTTTCCATTCTTGTCCTTTAAATCATAACCTTCTACATAGTTCCCATATATAAGACGATTACCCATTAAGGTCTGAGCTTTAGCTAATAAAGGTACGTTGTCATACGTTCTTAAAATCTCAGAATCAGGTAATACTGTAAATATTTTATACCCACTTAGCTCATAGGTAAATGTAGTATTGTCAGCAATACCATCTATGGACTTGTCAAATTTCTGCACAACTCGTACAACAGAGTTCGTAGACTCTTTGTATAACAAATCAAAACCAACAACTAAAGGACCGCCTGTGTCCATTGTTATCTTTACATTGTTGTCTGCGTTTTGCATTCCTTCGTTTAGGAACGTGGCTATAGTTACATTAAAAAAATCAGGTTCAAATGCAGGGTTACTGAACTGAGATATAGCAGAGTATTGATTGTCTGCATACTTATACCTGTAAGCAAAACACAAAAACCTTTCTTTTATAAAGTCATCGTTACCCGGTATAGTATTAGTCTCTATATTCGGAGATGTTACAGGGGGTCTTTTTACTACAAGCAACTGTTCCCCATCAAACCCGTCTATTAAAGTTCCTGTATCAGGGTCAGCATAATTGGTTTGAGTATTAATAAACCTTGGCTGATTGTAGTTATCTGTAAAGTACAATAAGTTTGTGCCAATAAAGTTAACACCCGTAATTAAATAATCAGGATTAAAATTCAGTGTGGTATCATTACCTCCTCCATCATCTATAGATATAACGTGATATGTAAGAACATCATCCTTTACATCTAAGGAAACAATAAGGTCAATCTTTCCTGTTGCCCCCACACCAAATGAACGGTCATGTACAAACCAATATATAGTCTCTCGGGAAGAATCTTCACAAGCTCCAATACACTTTGCGTTTGAACTTAAAGGAGTTCCATTAAACTCTAATGTAGTAAGCCTTGTGTTTCCCTTTGTATTTTCCACTGAGCCTATCTCTGAATCCTCAGTAGAGCCAAGACGTACATTTAATGCATCAACGTACTGCCCATTAGGCACAAGTCTCTCATCGAGACTTTTGTTCATTATCCCCTGAATAAAATTTCTTTGTAAGTTCGCCATACTTTATTTAATCATCTTGTCTCTTCCACGAAGATTCATTAGTAATCTTCCCGGATGAATATTACTCATTCTAATTTTAGCATTTCTTAATAATGCTGTAGACTTTTTTCTCAATCGAGCAATAACGTATTCCTGAGCACCCACTTTAGAACTAAGAATAGCATATTCAATATGTGCATATACATAGTCCTCAAACATTTTGTTTACACTAACCAATGAGTCGTCCCCATTTTCCATACCATCGGATACATATTCTAATACGCATTGTTGATTGGCCATATCAGAACTGAAGTTTATAACCCCACCTTTTTTATCCACCTTAAAGGTAGGATTTATATTTGCCGTCTCAGTATTCAACCCAAACCTTGAGCCTATACTATAGTCAAAGTACCAAGTCCCGTCAATGTTCCATCCCTCATAGTTGTTGTATACACTATTTTGATTTAAGTATATTGACTTCTTACTACCTGTTATTCTGTCAAAGTCTAAGTTAGATTGTTCAGGCTTTAGTATGTTGCCATCTTGGTCAAATAAAATTCTACAATTATTATCCTGAAGGTAAGCACCACTGTAGTTGGTTTGAATGTTTTCTGTTAGAGGTCTTAACACTCCGTTCTGATATATAGAAACTCGAACCCAATTTACAAAATCAGGAGGTAAAACAAATCTAAGTGAATCGCATACATCAAGCTCTAATATTTTTATTTCTTTAAAAGCATCGTAGTTTAGTTCCTGTATAGCACGCTTTGCATGAAACAATACTTTATACCTTTCCTCGTTATTAACAAGGCTATGATTACCACTATACATTAACATAAAGTTGTTCACTATGTCATATAGTGATACATATTGATACGAGCCCCAATTCGCATTCTCAGGATTGTTGCCGTTGTTTTCGTAGTATTGATATGCTGTTATATATGCCATAGTTTATTTTTCTTCTTGTGTGTCTTCTTGGTCCTGTGCTTGTGCAAACTGAACTGTCTGAATTTCTCTTATAGACATTCCTGCAAACTGAAGTATCTTCATTATCAATGAGGGCTCATCATCAGTAGGTAACTCAAAGTCCTGAAAGTCAGCTTGAGTGGAATCAAAGACAGGCTCACCACCCGTCAATGTATTGTAAGTCCATTTAGGGTCCGTTGGATACCTAAAGTATTGACACAATACTCCCGCTGTAATTGTAGATGGATAAGCTGTAAGCTTGTCTGCCTCTTGCGTATATGCAGGAAACATTCTTGATGGAGCGGTAAGCATAGAATTATTAAGCATTGTTATTTTACTCAACGTAACCTTTTCAAGTTCGTTCTGCTTAGGCTTAAATATAACGTATGCAGCTCCAAGGTCTGCAAGACCATCAAATATTCCTGAAGATAAATTTAGCGTGGTATTATCTACTACGCTTGTTACTGTAGCAAACACGGGCACCGTAGGTCTAAGGTTAAGAACAATGTCTCCCACCTGTACCAATGATAAAAAAGTTGCCGCCCCATCAACAAGCTGCCCCGCTGACACAGCTGTTACCGTACCGGCTGCAACCTCTGTTTCAAATCCCAATACCTTATTGATTAAATAATAATCGTCTCCCGTATATATTTGAGCAGGTAAAAAGAATGTATTGTTAGAATTTGCCGGAAGGTATTTTGTTTCTGAGAACATTTCAATAACCTCTTCGTATCCTTTCTTGATATCAGCGTACCCTGTACCTGATTGTCTTGCATTCTCTTTCTGTATCTGATAGTTGTACTGATAGAAATAATCCTCGAATATATCCAACTGAGCCTGCTTAGCGTATAAGTTAAAATCTGAAGGGGATATGTACCCGTAATTATTTTTGTTAAGAATAGATAGAACGGTATTTCTAACGGAGTTTATCATCTGTAATTTTCTTTACACAAAGATAAACAAAAAAAAAGAGGACTCGTTAAAGCCCTCTTTCCAAAGATTTAATTAAACCTTAAGCATTAACAATACTTGTAACTGCTTTTGGAAGAGTAACTTCGAAGTAAGCTTTTTGCCAAGATGTGGCAAGAGCTGTTTCAATCGAATTTAAAATTTCAGTATACACATCTGAAGCTACTTGAGCTGCTGTTGTAACTGTGGTTGCAGTTCCGTCAGAATAATCAATAACAACAGTAGTTGCTGTGGCACTTGATGTACCTACTGATTTAATTCCGCTAATCGCAATAAGCTGACCCGTGTTGGGTGCGTTTTTAACTTTTAAAAATTTTTCCATTTGTAAAAAATTGAATGGGTTATAAAAAATAATTATCGTTACAAAGATAAACAAAAAAAAGAGGACTATTTAAAGCCCTCTTCTTTAAAAATTTGCAACAGATTTTTGATTTGACTCCTATATCTATTGACTTGCATTTTTTTTCTTACAACAAATGTAATTAAAAATACTTATTCTTCCAACTGTTTTTCAAGATATTCGTATACCTCCATACCTTCATCTGATTGAAAGTAAGAACTTACTACATACATAGGGTCTTCACCAAAAGGAATGGTCATCATTCTCTTTTTGTTTCCGGGAAGATTAAAGTAGACATCTTTCTTTTGGTTTCTAAAAGATACAAGTTTTTCGTCAAAGAACTTTTGTACGTCTGATTGCAACTTCATGGCAGGGTCTGATACCGCATTCAAAAATCCCTTTGGGTCTCGCTTGGCATATATCAACATATCCCTACGAAGTTCAGCGGTGGTCATACTTGCCGCTCCGGAACCAATCATTACTCTTCCTAATACTTCAAGCTGTTCTACACTTAATTGGCGTACTTCAATCAAAGCATCAACCTCTATATTGAGACTGTCAACGAGCTGTTGAGCGTCTTTCTCTTCATTGATTTCTTCAAACCGTGTACCATTCAATGGGTGATAATGTAAAAACTCCTGTAAAACTTGATTCGTTCTTGGAACTCTTAACATACCATCTTCAAAAATAATAGGCTCTACTATAGCATTGCCATCTTGCTCATCCTCGAAAGGTGTCTTTTGGTTTACTGCGTAACGAAGTGCTCTGTTAATTCCTTTGTCCTCGTCAAAATGAAGAAGCGGACTTCTTCTTGAGTTTCGGACAGGCAGCATAAAAGTAAGAGGTGCTGCATCCCTCATTAGTCTGTACGTTTTGTCAACGTATTGTTGTGGTTTTTTCATTATAGTGAATTTAATTTAATTAAAAAAAAGGAGTGTCGCTAACGACACTCCCTTGTATTGTATCAACTCTTAGTCCTCAAAAATGAAGAAGTTGTTTGCACCCATAGTACATACACATCTTTCAGAAAGGAAGTGAACTTCCATTGCATCTAAAGAAGATGTAGCTGCACCACCGGCTGAACCTGTAATCCACGTTTTGTATCGTCGGTCTTCAGTTTCTGAAGCTCGGTAACGAACGTGAAGGAATGGACGCTTAGCGTTCTTTCCAAGGATTTGGTCATATACAGATGTAGAACCTGCAGGAACCATTAATCCATTTACCTGTCCTGAACCTGCACCTGCAGGCAAACCGCCTCGCATTGTTGGGTCGTTTAGGTATTTCCAATCAGACTTATAGAAGTCATAACCTCTACGGAATCCTGTGAATCCAAGATTCAAAGCCATCTCTTCGTCATTGTCAAACAATCCGTAAGATGTACCACCTGCTCCGTAAGAGTTTTGAGCTGCCAACATATCGTCGATATCAAATCCGAAGTCTCTGTCGAGGAAAATAACATTCTCTTCGATAGCACCTTGCTTGTCAAGACGTGAGATAATAGCATCAAAGTCCGCTAAGGCTACAGGGTTACCACCTGACCATACGTTACCACGATTTTGAACCGTGTAGAATATACCTTCAGAACCTTTAAAACCTAATGCTTGAGCACCTGATGCAGGAGCTGCACCTGCAGCGGGTTCAGCAGGAACTGCTTCAATCATTGAAGTTTCCAAGTAGTCATCGAAACGTAAACGAGTTTCGTGCTCAGACTTCAAGTACCATAGGTATCCTGTCGCACCGTTCTCAGTTGTTACTTCAACCCATCCAATCTGTGCCATATCAGAACCTGATACTGAATACTTATCTTTCAAGATAATTGGAGAGTTCTCAAAGAAGATGTCATCAGCCTCTAAAGAACCATCCATACCGTCTGTTCCTTTCTTGAACTCAGAACCATAGATAAACACAGTACAGGAAGTTACACCACCACCTGCAAACGCTTGACCTGCATTCTCATAGAAAGCAACATCAAACTCGTCATTTGCAAGGTCAACAGCTGTAACGATGGCTTTATTGAATCCACCACCTGCATTATCTGTAATCATAACTGTTTGTCCTACACGAACTGCGATACCGTTAGTAGCCGTAAATCCGGGTACACCTGCATCGTTAACAGTGATAGTTGCTACAGCGTCTGTTGCTGCAGCATCTGATTGACAATCTACATACTTAGTATGAAGTCTTCCTTGTTCTGCCCATTTTACTAAGTCAGAGTTAGAAGGCATCTCTGCTCCAACTAATCTTAGGAATGAACTAATTGTGCGATTCCCATATCGCTCAAATTCTTTCTCGTAAGTATCAGGAAGATACTGATTCAAGAAATCAAAGTTTGTTATATAATTTGTTGACGTTGGTACTTGTTGTGCCGACGGCTGCAAATCAAAACCGGGAGTAGCATCTACTGCCATAATTTCTAATTTTTAATTTTTGTTTATACTTTTTTTATTTTCTTTATCTTCAAACCTCGACCACTGTCAGGGCTTAAAGACCTTATTTGAACGCCTCCTTTAGAAGTCGCTTCGGGTGCTTGACGCTCAGACATATTTATGTTTTTCATCTTCTTCGTCACATCCTCGGTTCCCGCTGATAAACCTTGCTCATAAAAGAACCGGGCATATCTGTCGGCGTTCGATGCAATAGCTAAAGCTTTATGGAATCCTGTTGCGTCCTTAATCAATCCATTCTCGTCTACAAACTTCTTCATAAAGTTGTTTGTGTCTAAGTTTATATTTTTTAATTCTTCAGCATTTGTGGGTTTGTAATTTAAAACAATGTCTTCTCCTACTTTGAAATCAAAACCTTTGAAATCTGAGAACACTTCGTTTGTCTTTTCCACGAACCAATCACGTCTCCGTTTTTGCTCCTCTTCTAAGCTTGTCGCCTGCTTTATATATTGGTTGTATTCCTCAAGTTTTTTAGAATCACTTTCAGAGAGCTTAGCCGTACTTGACTCAAGGGGCTTGTGATACTTCTCTTTCTGCTCATTAAAAAATCTCTTGGCTTTTCCAATCGCTTTTTTCTTTGCTATTTTTATTTTCTTAATGTCAGACTCCTCGTCAATATCTGAATCATATTCATAATCAGACATAAGGACATCTATGTCATCAGAATCTAAACCTTCCTCTGTTGTAGCAAGGTAGTTTCTTAGCAAAGTGTTTTCGTCCATAGAATCAAAGTCCTGTTGTAACTTAACATAGTCTGAGATTCCACGGCCTGTTTTTTTCTTGTACTCAAAATAAGCAGCAACATCTTCGGGTAGCTCTTCGTTTGATTCTTTTTCTTCAAACAACTGACCCACAGAGTCTATCTGCTTATCGTACCTATTCTTAATATATGAAAGAACGTCTTCCTCATTTAACTCTGAGGATTCTTGTGCTTCGCCTTGCGGCTGTATTTCTTCTTGTTCCGGTGTGGCGGTGGCACCCTCAGTGCTTCCTTCCACTCCGTCAGTGTTAGCATTCTCTTCTCCAAAATTATCTTTCTCAGCCTTGTCTAATAATTCTTGCTCAACTTGAGCCCGTGATTTCTCTTCAGAACCACCAACTTCTCTTACTTTAATTTCCATTTAATTTAATTTTTACAAATTTAATAATAATTTTTTTTGCATTTTATTTAATTATCTTGGCGAGAACTCTGCCAAATCAAACCCATCTAAGCTATCCTCATTGGATTCAAAAGTCTCAAAGTTTTGCGGGGGTAGATTATTTTTTCGTTGGTCAATTAACTTAGACTGCTGTGTATTTTGTTTGCTAATTCTTTCTGACTTAGCATCTTCCCTCTGCGTCTCTCTACTTTGTAGTGCATTCTCAGAAATGTTTCGTAGCTTCATATTGTAATCAAACTCCTCGGCCATAAGCTGACTCTTAAGCTGAGCTTCTCCTTTAAGTTTCTCGAGCTCAAATGCTATCTCAGCCTGCTTAAGTTGCATCTTTGCATTTAACTCAACCTCCTGCTTTTGCATTGCATTCTGTGCTGCTTGCTGTTGAGACTGCATATTTAGCTGTGCTTGGAAAGCCTGTTTTTCTTGTTCAGCCTTCTTGTCTCTTTCTTGCTTTTGTTTACGTTTTACCTTGAGTAACTGAGTAGCTAATTTTATATTCTTTACCTCTCTGATGTCAATAGCATCTTCAAGATTAATATCTTGTTTTTGTAGGGCCATCTGAATGTTCTGCTCAAGCAAAGCTTTTTGCTCTTCATCGGGTGCTACATCTATGAAGACTCCAAAGTCATATATGTATAAGTCTGAAATGTCATTCAATATACTAACATTATACTTTCCTATTTTATTTACAAAGTCATCTTTGAAATCTGCGTACTCTAAAATATCAGCCACCCTATATGTCAATGCTTCAGCTAAACTTCTGTAAACATAAAGACTTGCATCGAGTATATGTCGAGTTGCCGTGTTTGAATTTAAGGCTGCTAATTTTTGTATACCCACCAATGAGTTAGGGTCAGGGGTTGAAGCGTCTCTCGCTTCGTTTAATCCTGTAACCGTCCTAATCATATTCAGGTAGTGATTGTAATTAGCTATTAGCATCTGAGTTTTGGAGCCGCCTGAAGAAGACTGAAGCTCTTTGATTGGAACCTTGCCTTGATTGTAATCCCCGTCTTGAGTGTAGCTTCTACCTACAACACTACCGGTTTGAAAATAAAGACGTAACGCATCCTCCGGATTATACGCTTGACCTGTCCCCAAGTCTACTTCGTTTAATCCATCTGCATCTATATAGACACCATCAGGTACTACCCTTGATATAACCTGCTGTAACTTAAGGTGGGTAATTTGAATTAAATCAGCAAAAGGAATCATCCTTCTAACCAATGACTCAATAACTCCCTTGTACATTCGTGGTGCTACTGCAACATAGTTTGGTAAAGCGTGCTGACTTGCAGACTTTGGTCTTACCATATTATGAGCAAGCTCCCACTTAAGTAGGATGTTTGTTCCCATAACCATAACACCATCATACCAAACATCAATAGTCTTTTCGAACTTCTCAAATCTACCTTCCTCCATCATCTCCTGTGGAGGGTTAAAGGTATCGTCTTTCTCAACTACCTTAGAACCACCTGTCTCAAGAATCTTTTTCTTGTAGACCATCTTCTTTGTGGTCTTGTAGTTAAAGTACATTACCGTAACTGTATCTCTGTAGAAAATGTCATTCTCGTAATACTGAGCAACATTATAATAGTTGTACCAACTCTGACTGTATTTACTAATTTCTTCTAAGTCATCATTAGTAAGTGTTGGGTCTATTTTTAAAAGCTCTGTTATGGGAAGCGTTTTAATCTCGCCCCAATAAAAACAATCTTTAAAGTGTGGGTCCTCTGTGTAACTGTATACTACATTAGCAGGGTCCACATAAGAGACTTTTACGCCGGCTCCTTCAAGGAACTCGTGCTTAGCAACAGATATCCCAAGAGTCATCAAATCATAATCGTATCTCTTTCTTAAGTCTATGTAGTGATTTTCTTCGAATATAGTATTGATTGCTTCTTCTTCTGCTATCTCTATAGCAGGCTTGTAGTTAAGCTGCATATAGAGAGAAAGTTCTTCATCGTTTTGAGGAAGGTCATCAGGCTCCATTATAAATGGATTCGCCCCTGTCTTCTCTTGTATAATCTCCAAAGTATCCTTGGCAACCATTTGCCCCTCAACCATATCTTGATACTTGTTTCTCTTCTGCTGAGATAAAGCATCCTGAGCATAAGCTTTGACTTGAAACAATCTGTCTGACATTCCATTCACAACTATATCAACAAACTTAGGTATGATAGGAACAGGTGTCCAATCAAGGTTTAAGTATGAGAGGTCACCATCTACAGCGAGTTCATTTTTATACTTTGCAACTGACTGCTCTCCTCGAGCATATAGTCTAAGTTTATGGAAGTCTCTCCATTGGCTATAGTACCTGCACTGATTCCCGTCCTTCTTGAACCACTCATATTGAATGGCTTGACCAATCTGTAATCCAAATTCGTCTGTTGCTTTCTCAGCATCAGAAACAAATTGACTCGGAAAACCCGCAGATGAAATGTTTATCTTTACGTCTCTCATCTGATTATTTCACTTGTTGTTCCTTTATTAGTATACCTTGCAAAGTTAATACTTATTTTCGACTCTTTTTTCTGAGGTGTATACAAATGCTTTTGACAAGCCATTATAGCAAGCCCTGAACTTATAGATGCATCAAACTTGGTTCGGTTTGTTATATCAAACCTTGCCCAATCCTCAAGAGTTCTTGCGAAAGGCATGGTGCCCATTAACTCACTATCCCTAAATGTGCCCTCAGTATCCATACCTACATACTTTTCAATGTAAGACTCTATAGCTGCAGCGTGAGCCTGTTTAACATCCTCACTTGTATTAGGTATACCTCCGAGTTCTCTTTCTGCCTTAGACAGCTTCGTATAGTGTTTGTCAGGTCTATTCATGCAGAACCCCCTGTAACCTCTGTTTTTAAAATGGTATAAAAGTCTTGGCTTATTATTCTCTATAAGTATAGGCATACCATAAAACACACACGCCATCAATACTTCTTCAAAAAATATTTCTGCTGTTTGAGGCCGGGCCACATACTCCAAGAAAAACTCATTGCTTGGTGCCTCATCCATACTAAACTTAGTAAGACCATGAAGAGCTCCGTTAGAACCTCCACCGCCTACAGTTCCTGATATGTCATAAGAGTCACATCCGAACGCTCCTATATGCTCATTGCCCGGATACTTAATTCCACCTCGAGTTTCCACTTTATTATTCATACCCTTTCTCGGTGTCCAAGATACATTGAACCTACCCCTTTTGTCAGGACTCCATATAACCTCAGTATCTTTAGCACCATTCTTCCAATGAAAAGAACCTCGAGTAATGTAGTGTTCTTTAATCATAGCATCGTTATAGTCAATCTGTTGGTATATCTTAGTAAGATTAAATAATGACTGATTACTCTCATCCCTAAATGCGTGAGACTCTGTTCGGGGAAACTGTCTATAAAATTCATTTAAAGCATCAGGGTCGTTCTTTAAAGAATCAACCTCTGCTTCCCAATAATCAATAGCTCCATTTGAAATAATCTCACCGTCAACGCCCAACACAGAGACAGCAGGTTTTCTAAACACCGGCATTCCATACACATCAATAAACCCTTCCATATTCCACTCCATAGGAACAAATAAACTATACAGCCCACTTTTGGTTTGACCGTTTGCGTTTCGAGTTTTAAGGTTGGAGTCTTCATATAAAGATTTGAACGCTCCTCCACCTTTACTTTTTGAGTTAACAGTTGAGCCCATCATACACTTGCCAATAATTTTACTACCCAACCTTAGACAAGTCTTTGTTACTCGCCAATTATTCTGTATGTTGTCCCATCATACACTTGCCAATAATTTTACTACCCAACCTTAGACAAGTCTTTGTTACTCGCCAATTATTCTGTATGTTGTTTGGCTTAAGCCATTTACCACTCTCATCGTGTGCCAACATCAAAAGCTTCTCACCATCATAACTGTTGTCATCTGTGTTCTTCCAATCTATGGTAGTGTCAAGTCCTTCCATGTCATCATTGGCTACTTCGTGCATATTCTTTTTTGTAATCTTAGATGCAGGAATCCTAAATGCTAACTCTGTTTTTGGTTTGTCCATACCATCCTGTATGGGTTTAAAAAAGAATGGAAGCCTCTGTGATATTGGTACCACTTTATCCGTAAACATCTTCTTAGCATCTGAACCTGTCTTTGATAATATTCCTATTCGAGAATCTTTTGCTAATGTGGCAATGTTAACGCACTCTGAAGAGCTCATAAACGAAAAGCCTGAACGTCTAATCTTTAAGTACGTCATTCCAAAGCTTCTCTTGTCAGCTTTACAAGCCTCCCAATACAAGAATAATATTCTGTTCGCCTCTCTGAAATCAGGATATCCAACATCTATACTCGTCCATTGCAAGTACATATAGTGTGCCCCTGTAATATAAGTGGGAACTCCGTTGTTCATAAACCAATAACCATATTCCCTTTTGTCAAACTCAGACTCAATATAATCTACCCACCTATCCTTGAAGGTAGAGCTCATTTCATTCCACCGGAATATAGAATTTATTCTTGAAAGTTCTTTTGGAATATCTAATCGCTCCCAATACTGCTCTGTTTTTTTTGAGTTTCTTTGGTGACAATCTTTAGGAGTCTTGGGTAGTCCTATTTGTAATCCTTGAATATCTACAACCTCTCCTATCTGTCCTGTTTTTGATATCACTACAAGGTCATACTTCTCATCGTACCCGTACTTCCAACTTTTACTTCTGTTCTTATTTGCAAAGACAGATTTAGGTATGTAATTTTTTAGTACCCTATAAAGTTTATTTTGACCTTCTTTCTGCAAACCCTTGATTTGTTTGTTTCTTTTTACTTGGCTCATCACTCAGCTTCTCCTCCTCGTCTTCTATTTTATTTAATATTTCAAAAGCATCAAAGATGGCTAACTTTTTTGTAGCCGCCGCATTCTTTAATCTATCTGCTGCTAATTCATCTTCAGGGTCCGGCTTAATGATATCTTCTTTTGCAACCTTTATCAACTGCTCTACCGCTCTTCTCCCTGCTGTAATTATATTTTGTTTTAATTCCTTGTGAGTCATAGCATAAGGGTTATTTGATGGTCATACATTCTGTATAACTTTTCTCCGTCTACAATAAACTCATATTCGCTCTCAGGTTTAAAGCTAACTTTGTCACCTACCCTAACGCCCTTATCTATTAAGTATTTGTTTGGATACTTAATTATACCAACTAAGGGTTCTTCACTAAATGGTTTAAATATATAAGACTCCTCTACAGGACTCGGCTTAACAAAGCAATATCTGTCGTGAGGATTCCATCCGTTTTTATTTTTATACATATAGAATTGGTCATTATCTATTAGGAACAAGTCTTCTTTTAAAAAACTTTTTCCGCTTTGACGACTCCCTTTCATGTCGTTGTAAAATTTAAAAACATTATGGTGAACCAAAAGAGTATCACCAACCTGTGCTCCTCCCTTATAGGACAAAGGTAATGCAATAACTGTAGCGTATCTGTTTGAAAACCTGTGGTCTTCCTCTGATGTGCTTACTATTAAATCAACTCCTCCGAGTTTCTTTGTGTTATTATATCTTTTGCCTGTGTGTGGTGTTACTATAAATTGACTTGGTGACCTCAAAAGTTTATATTATATTCTACTGTTATAGGGAGGTTAGAGTTAAACTCCTTCCAAAGAACAACCACATCTCCATTCACTTCCTCTATATAGAGTTTGTAAGAAGAGTTTTTTGGGTTAAACTTTATAAGGTGTATCACATAGGAGTCTCCCAAGATGCTTTGGCCTACAAGGTAGTGCATGGCAGTCTTGAAATCTGTTCCTATTGATATTTTTCTAACGTCCACTTTTATTTTATTTAATTTTTATAAAGCCTGCCCATTACTGCAGTACCAATCAGTACCATCACATACACAGGTGGTTGCGGTATAAAGTGTCGTTGGTAATGGTTTAGTTAAAGAACCATTAACTAATGCTCCACCATTAGCCGCTATGCTTGCAGCAGTAGTAGTAGATTTCCTAACTAAAACAACTTTTTTCCCTGCTACCCTTAATGCTGCATCTAAGTAAATTGTGCCTCCCCCTGAGCTTGCACTGTAAAATATTACATCTGCATTTGCTGAAGGGTCAGTCGCAGAATCTACTGTAGTAGTAGTTGGTAACTGCGATAGAGATTGCCAAGTAAGGTTACCGCTTGCATCAGAAACAAGAACCTCTCCATCCGAACCTAAAGTATCCGTTGAGTCTTTAACTGTACCTTCTAAAAAAAGTGAAGCTGTAGCTTCTAATTTAAACTGACCAACTTCAAACAAGTAGCTCCCCGAATGTGTTACATCTCCTGTTATATCAGGGTCACCTACTATAGTAAAATTACCTGTTTGCTCGATATCACCTACAAGTTCTATATTGCCCGCAGTAATTTCTATATTACCTGTTTGCTCTATGTTACCTATAAGCTGTATAGTACCTGTCTGATTTAAATCTCCTGTAAGATTAATGTTATTTGTAGCCGTGTTACCTATAGCTAATACTTGCTCTAAGTTTTGGCTTCCACCTCCACCGGAACCCCAAACAGGGTTACCACTTGCATCAGAAGTAAGGGTCTGACCCAAAGCTCCTGTTGCTCCTGTGGAATCTATCAAAAGACCACCCACATATAAATCGGCGGTAGAGTTCAACGTAAGGTTGCCTCCATCAATAGAGATATTTCCTGTAAGGTTGATATCTTCTGTGGCTGTGTTTCCGGCATCAAGTACATTTTGAAGTGTTATGTTGTCTTGAAATAAAGACAATAGGTCAGAAATTAAAAAGTTCTTGGTTACGTTTGAAGGACTCCCTGTAACATTTGTTCCAATAACTTTGTCAGTTAAGCTAACCGGTTTTGCATTATCGTATGTACTTATTCTTGCCATCTTTTATTTTTTTTCTGACACCTCTCCTGTCTCTAAGTTTATGACAGCATTGGCTCCATATTTTTTTACTAATTCTTTTTCGTGTTTAGCAAAGTGCTCCTTTAGTCTTTCTATACCTTTAAGTATTGAATGCTTCTGTAGTTCGGCATTTACTAACTTCTCCTTCATAGTCATTACCTCATTCTGTAACCCACGAATTGTCTCTAATTCTTTTTCACTAACTTTCATTGTATTATATTTTATTTCTTACAAAGATAGGAATTATTTCTTTCTTGTCTTCTCTACTGTTCTACCACCAAAATATGCAGCAATAACAGTAAGTAAAAGAACCTGTAGTAGGTCTACCCAATTCGCCTCAACCTTAAACTCAATATACCCTGCATCAATAAATATCAACAGCATAGTGTTGAAAATTAAGAACATCAAAACCAATGGTCGCACATTCTTTGACAGCCAAGAGTCTGAAGTCATATCTGACTTCCACCTCTCGGTGACGTTCTTCTGCATATCAGCTTCAGCGTCTATTAGAATCTTTGTCATCTCCTTTTCAAACTCTGCCTTCTCATCTTTAGTTCTTACGAATCGGTCTACCAAACCGCCAACCTTTCCGGCTACATCTGTCCCTTTACCGAACAGTCTCATTAAAATCTCTTTCATTTCCCTTTATTTGATTTTCTTTCTTCTTTCTTCTTTTTACGGTAAGCCTTCATAGCCTCTCTTTTATCTTTACCTTTCTTCCAAGAACCTGCTGCGAACCTTTCAGCTCTTTTTGCTTTCTTAAATTCAAAGACCTCGCCACGCTCT